CTACGTTTGCAATCTTCATTGTGCCGGACGTAACCACACGAAAGCGATACTTATATCTACGCTTTGACGTAACATCGAAAATCTTCGTGTTTACCGCTTGGTCTGCCAGTGTCAATGAGTCAATAGCTGAGCCATAGTTGGTGCCGTCTACTGAGCCTTCCAGGTAAACCTTACCGCTTACCGTACCTGATACCTTTGTACCTGTATACTGAAGGCTATACCCTGTTCCTTTTGCTGCCAGTACGTTAGCTACGATGCTACGGCTTTCTGTATTGGTGTTCGTATCCAATAGCGGAGTGAACTTTTGCTGCGCTTTTGCGCCTGTGAATGCTACTACACAGAGTAACATTAAGATGATATTTTTCATTGCTTCTTTGCTTTTTTTGATGGTTTTGAACTTGTTTCTTTTGGTTCCTCACTATCTATATCAGTGGTAGCAATACCACGATTAATGAAGCTCTGAGCCATATCGGGTGACATCTCGCGTACTTCTCCTTCCGGGATGTACTTTTTGAACTTATATCCGTCTTGGTATGTGAACCGAACCTTAACTAATGTGGTATTGCTTTCCATGATTATTGACAATTATTAGATACCAATTGCAGCTTTTGCTGTTGAAAGGGTTGCTTTTGCCAGTGCTTTCTTACGGATATCGCTGATATAGTCGTAGTAGAACTGATCCATTGTAATGGAGAAGCGACCTTTGCTGAAGTCATCATTGTTGTATCCCATACGAACAATCATTCCACCGCGCATAATCACGTTATACTGGCTGAAATCTGCAACGATAGTCTCGTCAGCACCAATCTCAGGATTCCCAATCAACGCAATGTTCGAAATCACAGCAGGAGGATTCAGGTATGTACCGTCAGTAGACTTCAGGATACCCATGCGCTTCTGAGTGTATGTATTCAACAGAGATGCATTAGGTTCAGCACCGTATGTGTCATTTGCAATCTTCGCAGACAATGCCGCGATTACGTCAAACTCATTTGCATCGGTAACTGCACCGGCAGCAATGAAGGATGAGAAGTCCGTTACTTCAGGAGCGGCCGTTTTGATGTTTGCCAATACCGCAGATTGGATACGGTTCATCAGGTCGATTCCTGCTTTGCCGGTCATGTCGGACTGCAAGCGAGCCAAATCAAGGCTAAACTCATCCGTGATAGTCAGCAATACGCTTTCTTTCTTGTACGGGTTTGTTTTGATTTCGTACTTGTACTGGCTGAGCGGTTTAGCGCCACCTTCAGCAACATTCGCAGAAGAACCTTCTTTTACCTGCTCATCAATCCACATTGCAAACGGCATCTCAAAGCCTGAAGGAACTACGTTTACCAAGCTCATCAGATAGCTTGAATTGCGATATTGACTTACAATAGGGGAGTTTCCACCCATACGAAGCAATTCTGCAGCACCGATAGACTGAGCGATAGAAGCTACTGAGCCTCCACCGGACAAGCCATCAATAGTGCCAGTGATACCGGCAGCTTTCTGCATCAATTTGGTTTCGTCAAAAGGAGCGGCATAAATACGGCCATCCTTAGCGATGTTTACCATGAACGCTACTTCACCACGTTTCGCTTTGAATACGTTAGCGATTTCGGATTCATTTTCTTTTACTACCTGCTCAAAGGTCTTGGCCTTTACTCCGGAGTTGTTTACTGAGTTCAGCAGCTCTTCCATCTGCAAACCCTGTTTTTCAGCAATGCTCTTCAGCTCATTGAATGTTTTCTCAGCGCTAGCCTTGAACTCCTTCATTTGCTCTTCAGTTGCACCCTGATTCTTTACGATGGTTTCTACCTTTGATTGGTAGCTTTCCATTTCTTTCGCGATCTTACCGGCCGCGTCTTTGCCTACTTTCTCGGCAAGTTGGTTCAGTTCTTCCTGTGTCATAACAGATTTAGTTTTTGTGGTTAGAAAAATTTGAGATCATCTATTGCTTTCACTACGTCAAATTGATTCTGCGGCTGTTCCTGAGTGTCTACTGACGGCTCCGATTCAGTGCTTGATTTGCCTTGTGATTGCACGGGTGTTAGCTCATTAGACCCGAATAAAACAGCAGATACTTCCAGGATTCGGCATTCCACCACAGCCCAGAAAAACCCTTTGCTGTCTACTTTCTCTTTATTGATTACTTGTGGGTAATACTTATCCCAGTACTCCTTGTACATTGCATCTTCAGGCTCTGTTGAGTCCATACACAAGTAAATCTTCGTGTACTGAAGACCAATAGAATGTTGCTTTATTTCTCCATCCTGATACAGATAGAATGCTTTCTCATCATATCGCTTACACACAATAGATGACATCATCAGCGCTTGAGCCTTCTTAACATCTGATTGGATATTGAACATCGACAAGTCCAAATCCTTAGCGTATAGTGAAGCATTTCTGCCGATTACGGAATCTGTGGTATACTGATAGTCTGTTCCATGATTCTTCAAGTGATAAATAAGCTTTGTTCCTGATGCTCCGAGATCATTGATAGACTTCTTCCATGAGTCTTTTATCATTACGTCCATGTGAGAATCACACCATCCTGATACATTCGCGATAATTTCTACCGGGAGTTCCTCTTTATCATCAAGGCCGGTATGAACTGACTTAGTACCTACAAACTCCTTGCTGATTGATTTCATGTACCCAAACTCCAAATCATCCGATGTAGTCGGAAGTGATTTCTTTTGCGCTATAAGCTTGTCTGCATTCTCTCGCAGATAGCAAAACATATCCTTCTGTGAGGAATAATCAGGTAGTTTAATCGCGTTCTTTCTCATCTTTGAGAATGATTTGGTTTTGTTTAATGGCTTCCTTCTTCTTAGCTATTTCCGCTAACATTTCCTCCCGTGTCAGTCGCTCCTTGTGCTTGGATTTGGTCTTGCGTTCCATTAGATGTATTTGAATAGTAAACATTACCATCGCTTGTAGGCTCTTCACCCAATAACTCACGATAGCGGTTTAGTGTGATAACACCAGACTTATAGGCTAAATCAAGTGATTCCGTTAGGATTCTTCTGGCTTCGGATTGCTCCTTCTTATTCTCTTGCAAGGCTGCAACGTGTGAGAAATCTTTAGACAACTCCAACCCTTGACTGGCGAGCTGCAACCATGACGATAATTGCGAAACAAAAAGAAGCGATTCGGGGATGATTGTATTTTGATATAACCTCTTGTCAGCATTGTATCCGTTTGAAAATGTTGAACCTTTCTGTGTTGATATCAGCTCAAATGGAAATCCATAAGCATCACAAACCCTTTCTATGTTATCCTTAACCTCTTCCAATAGCATCAAGTCCTTCACATTGAACCCAACTGCATCTACCTGTACTGCCGAATTCGTAATAATAGCCTTAAACTGCTCACGCATCAGACCATACCTAGTATTGAAGTCTTTCAACAATGCCTCTCGTTCATCAGGAGATAACGGTATTTTACCCGTCTCGTCCGTATTGCCTGAAGAAATGACCAATGTCGGCCCTCTCTGCTCAATCAATACTCCTCGGCTCTCCATTGCCCCGATGATATTTGATACCTCTTTGGACAATGGCTTTAACCTACTTTCACTCATAGCCGACCACTGAAACTGAGGAGAAACGTCTTTGACCAACAGATACTCCCCCTGTGCTAATGGGATCGCTGAACCTCCAATAGTTACTTCTACCCGGTCAATTACCTTTCCTGTTCTTAAATCAGGGAATACAGACTCTACTACCCGATACATATTTGGTGGTACTATCCACCATGACTTTGCATCATAAGCAGGGAACCCGACTGGCTTATTACCAGTAATAATTAGACAATGTCCTACTGCTTGGGTATGAATCTTCACCTGCATGAAAAATTCCGTTCCAGATTGAACAGGGTTAGGCCTCTCAAAGAGAATCCGAATCTTTCTTGCTATCTCAGAGTCTGATTCCTTCCCTTTTCCCTTACCTGCTACGTTCTTTATCGACCATTGGCCTAAAGCATCTGCCCAGGCTTTCTGATTAATAATTGACGAAATAGGGGAGCATTCCTGATAGGCTTTTACTGCGGACTCTTGACCGACGTATGAAAAGCGATTCCCCCCATATGCAGGTACCGTACCGAATAGATTACCAAGCCCACGATAGAACGATGGGGATATTGGTGTACGTTCGGAGAATGCATCTTTCAGCGCAACAAGGCTGCTGCCGATATTCAATCGTAAGGCTTCTTTACCTGCTACTGCTAAAAGTTTCTTGTTCATAGTTAAATGAAAAAGAGGAGCAAACGATAGAACAACCTACCGTCTGCTCCTCTTGGGAGTCTGTATTTTCAATAATGATTAAACCCTTCCTGTAAATCTGCGCTCGTTGTGCATTACCACACTATTCATACACTTACAACGATGGCACTTTATCTGTATTACTGCATTAGACTTGTCAGAAGCTTTAAATAGCAACTGATTGCACTCCTTGCAGCGTTTCTCGTCTAGTTTGCTTTGGCTCATCAAGCACAAAAATAAATAATTCTGATAACAGAAAAAAAAACTTTTGTTACAGTAAACCTCTAGAACGGTAGAAATTTACCAATCCTCCTAAACTATCTGGTGCGTCATCCTCTGGGTTAGCTGATTCTTGCACTATTTGATAGCTAGTCAAACACTCCATAAACTTCCGATACTCTGGTATTTCTCTCCAATCTGACCTGAAAACACAATGGTTCTTTATTGCTCCGGACGCCTCCAGTATGCGGATATGCTTGTTCTTTGTGTTTGAAAATACCCGTACCTCTGTATTTGGAGACTTTAAATCAATGTTTATTTTCTTTCTCAAATCCTTACCAAACATCTTCCATCCACCGTTCCCTTCTACCAATAGGTTATTAAGCTTTAACTGAACAGATGTATTAGCTATCCTGTCTCCATTCCTATCCGTTCCATCTGTGTTGTAGATCACGTCATGCAGGTAGATTCTACCCCCGACTAATGAAGAGAATGGCGCTGACAAGTAATCTCCTCCTGTATCTGATGGGTCTACGTATCCTGCTCTCAACTCTGACTCTTTCATCGGGTCGTACTCTGACGGATTATAAAATTTAAGCTCTGATAACGGGAATAGTAACCCTTGTTCCGCTTCGTCTCTTTGCTGATACTGACGAGCAAATACCGTTGGATTGTCCTTCTCCATTTTAAGAAGCTCCTCCAGTGTGTGTTTATGCTCCCATAAAGCCTTTTGCCGCTTCTCCCCATATTCATCGGTATATTCCTGTATCGCAGGTAGCCGCAATACATACCAGTCATCTGCTGACTCCCTAGATAAAAGGTATCCTGTCAAGTCATTGGCATCTACTCTCTGTTGAATTACAATAATTGGCGTTCTTCTGCTGTTGGTACGGGATGATATTGTATTGTCAAACCTATCCGATACCGCTTTTAGCTTGACTTTACTTCCAGTATCGTCCGTCTTATTAGGGTCATCTATTATAATAGCACCTGCAAACCTGAATTTCGCTTCTATTTCATCAGCTACTACTTCCGAACTGGCTGTAAACTCATCAATGCTTTCCCTTACGCTTGCTTCGTCCTCATCGGAATCTACCTTACCTGCTCCAAATCCTGTTATTTGACCACCTGATGATGTAGCATAAACTCCTCCTCCGACAGTCGTATACCACTTCTCCTTTGCTTTGCTGTCTTTCTTCAGCTTGACATTCGGGAATAATCGCTGGTACTCTTCTGATTGGATTAAGTCCTTTACTGACTCGGAGTTATCCAATGCTAGCGATTTTGAATAGCTGACATGTATAAACTTAGCAGCAGCATTCAATGCAAGTCCCTTAGCTATGAAGTTCTTTACCGCTAACTCGGTCTTAGAATATCTAGGAGGAAGATTGATTATTACACGCGTTAATTCACCCTTAAATACGCGCTCCAAAACGTCATTAATAAGCTTGTGATGATCTCCGACCACAAACTTTTGCCCTTGATTTACCCGAAAGAAATATCTGGTTTGAAACAATACAGAATCTACACATTGAGCGCGAATAACGTCATCAATGAGTAGGGGATTCTCTTTTATTGCTTCATGTGGGTTATACATTACAAGTTGCCTTCTAATGCGTCTTTTATCGCCTTAACCGACTCAGGAGTCATTGGATTAGTAGACTCTACCTTAATAGCGTTACCATCTTTTACGCCATTATGCTCATTGTAAAGCCTATCCTTGTACTTCTCAGGAGCATTCGCTTTCAATAGCACTATCAATAAGGTATCAGAATATCTGCGGATATGCCCCATCAACTCACCTTTGTAGTATACTGGCTCCTCCCATCCATGTACCGCTCTCCTTTGGGCTTCATCCTCCAGTATCCCCAGTGCTATACGACTGGCATCTTCAAACTTTTCCCTGTAGGATGCATCAGCCTTTATCCAGTTGTAGTGTGTTCGCTTTGGTACCTGCACCTCCTCACAAGCCCTAGTTACATTGCCGCATAACTCATAGGCTTCAATCAACTGATCCTGTTGCTCCTGCTTTGTACGCTTGTCAATTCTTTTTATATGTGCCATAGTGCTTACAAAGTTAGCTTATTTTTCTGCTTACAGCTTTTTTTATGTTATCTTTACACAGGCTTTTGAGGAAAGCTTTTTCATATTCATGTTTGTTCGCCCTGGGGTTTCCACCTCGGGGCTTTTTACTTTTAGTCTGTTATCAATACCCTCGCCAATAGATAAGTAGAGGATTGTTAGCATTAGGATTAAGCATGTCATAATTTTTCAATTTCTGTTTTTACTTCAATAAATTTTTCACACTCGTTACCGTTCGGCTCGAAATAGTCATAAGACTGCCAATATTCACTAGGTTCGCAAGTAAACCGATAGCATTTATCAGCTAAAGAGCATTTGTCATTTGTGCATTTTGTTATGTCAGGCATTGTTTTAAATTTTATTTTGCCCTCACCGCAGAATCGAACTGCGGAGAAAACCGTTTGAGGTGGTGGGTTATTGTTCAATCTTTGAATATTGAAATACTAAATGATTGGCGATGTGATTAAAATCAAGTAGGCTAACATCTTCTTTTGTAAAATAACCGTAGATATATGTCGGCATTATGTTCGTTAGCGCATGAATAAAATGCGTCAAATTATCTCCTTCCTCAAATTCTTTGCTATCAATCTTAAAGACGCTTTCTGAATTTTCATCTAAGATTTCGGAAATCATCCCAACCAACTTTGTAGCATACTCTTGCGCTTTCTTGTTTTGTTCTTGTGTCATACTATTTCTGCCCATTACCGAGGACTGCGGGTTTAGTTAAGTTTTAAAGATTGTTTATAAAGTTTAGCCCATGTTTCTACCTTTTGGTCTTCCATAGAAAGCACTTGGAATGCCCTTGAATTAGCTTCTATTTGTATATTAAAAGCCTTTATGCTATCAACTGCATATTGCGCTATTGATATTTGCCTATCAAACTCACTTTTACTTTTTGACTTTTTCATAGCCATACTAGACACCGTTGCTAATGTACAATCAGCTAAATACAACAGCGATTGTTCAATAGTTATGATTGATTTCATATTCATGTTTGTTTCTTTTGTACGTTTCTAAATTTGTTTTAACGTAGTTGTCTAGGTGAGTCTTGAATGATTCAGGGATCCGATAGCTAACCTTTAGTGTAGGTTCCCCGTATTTCTGTGGCCTGCCTCTCTTTTTTTTGTTTTCACTCATGCTTATTGTCTCCCAAAAATGATGCCAAACTTAGAAAGATTTTCTGAAAACAGAAAAATTATCTGAATAAATCCCTAATCGAACATTTACCTCGTTCCTTTTCTCTATCCGCTCCTGACTGGTTCTTATTCTCAAATCCGCTTTAAGATCGTTTGATATCCTCCTAGCTATTGAACATAGTTCCTTATACTCCTCACTAGTGTATTTTAATGGGGGTATTTGCTTGAGCGAATTGTTGAACTCCCTGTATTCCTTACCGAAGATTCTTTCTAGACCTTCCTTCATTAAGCTGTCCTCATTACCAAAATGATTGCTTTGAGCTGTCTGGACAAAAATGTTGTGAAGATTATAAGCGGCAGAAGGGAATGCTCCTTTACTAAGTACGTGTCCTCCGTCAATCTTTCGAGCGTAAGTGTCTCTAGCCAGGCATTTATTACCGTAATCTATCAAACGGGCTATCTTCTGAACCTCTTTCTTCAGTAAGTCCTTATAGTAGCCAGAATCCAATAGCTTAGCTCGCTCTTTGGCGTCTTTAGCTTCCTTTTTACTATCCCTCATCCTCTGCTTTCTAGCTTTCTCCAGAGCTAACGTAACCTGTTCTCTACCTTCATCAGTCCCATATAGCCACTTGTAGTAACATTGTTGGCATAATCCTTTGCTCTTTGAGTATTCACCCAGAGTACCGCACCCAAATCCTTTTGTCTTAGTGCTTTTGCATGGTTTATGTTTCATACCTACCTGATGATTTCATGAATTTTATACCGTGTTTCAATTGTTTCACCGTTTTTATCGGTTATAGGGCATTCATAAACTACCGCTTTTATGCCTTTCTTAGTGAAGTCATGTTCGTTATTCTGCCGTAAGTAAATAGCATCATCCAACATTAACTCCTTACCGTGTATTGAAACTTTCCCGTTCTTGCCAATGGGGTAGGCTCTGAATCCCGTTACTGATGTGGGGCTTTTATACACTTCTGATTCAAACATTGTCACACTTTCAGGGATCATCTCAGGTATCTGTTCGTAGTATCCGTATGGCTTATTCATTGTTACATAGACTGTTTAAGTGTTCCAGATGCTTTTTCATTATTGAAAGCCGGCGCTCTTCTTCCCGGATGAAAGCTTTGAGATTTGACCGTAACGGAGCAATTCTATCATCATATTGAGCCATTCCACCTTCTTGTACCCGTAACTTCTCGGCTTCTTCCACATCAAACAAGAAGGAAGCAAACTCCAACATCTCTTCTCTTCTGTTTTTTGAAAGTGAGATGAATATGTCTGTAATGGCATCCCATGCGGTCGGGTCTTCCAAGTCCGCTTTTAGTATTGATCTACATTGAGAATCTTGTATTCTAGTACCTACCGCTTTGGATATAGACTTGGCCTTTTCTCTTAACGAGGTAAGAAAGTGCTTTGCATTGAACTTTGGTTGAGTCTCCGTTATTACGATGTCAATATGAAATGCTGCTGCTTCAGCGTGTTGCAATGCTTTTGCTAATGAATATGTTGCTTGTTGGCTCATAGTTTAGTTTGTTTCTGCTTGATAAATGTGTTTTACTTCTTCTCTTGTTAGGAATAGCGCTCCTTTACCCAGATGTTTCATTGATAGCACTTCTGCCTTGCTCACTTTCATTTTAGCCCACCATTCCATGTATACAATGGTTTCTAGCTTCTCTTTTCTCAACTCATGCCTGTTTGCAGGGTTATAGCTTTTCAGATGGTCTGATGGATTGACGAAGTTTTCAAACAACACAATCATGTCTAGTGTTGGGTATCTCTTTTTGTAGGTGTTAATCTCAGCTTTAAGCCTTGTTTTTGTTTGGAGTGTACGGATAGCCTTGATTTTATCTCCGTTCATTACTATTATTTGTGCGTACATCTTAAAATGGGTTGTCGTTAAAAAAATCGTTTGGGACTCGGTTACTTTGTTGGAATCCTGCGCGGGGATTGTCAAAAGGTTGTTGGTTCTGATTGGATCCTTCCCGAAAGAATACATAGTCATTCGGGTATATCTTTTGGAAATCTCCGTTGAACTTGGTCTTTATGGTCGCTAATTCACCATCCCGCATTTTCCCGAATATGAAATCGCGGTCAAGACAAGTGCCGTCATTTGGCTGCCCTGTATTCGGGTCCGTATCCCCTGGTCGTTGGCCTGATATGAATATCACCATGTCGGCATCCTGCTCAATATCTCCCGACTCTTTCAGATTTGCCAGCGTTGGCGTTTCTTTGTTGCCTTCCGCTGCTCGGTTCAATTGGGCAAGTAGAATGATTGGCATATTCAGTTCCCCTGCCAATTGTTTCAAGCCCCTGGAAATGCTACCTATTTGTGTTGATCGCATTCCTTGTTCTTCGGGTACAATCAGACTGATATAGTCGATAAACACGGCCTTTATTCCCTTTGTGCGCTTTACCTTGCGAATCTTGGCCTTTAACGCATTCAGACGGATACCAGGGCAGTAGTCAGTGTAGATTTTAAGTCGCTTGTATCGCTCGATTGTATTGTCATACTTTGCTTTATCGCTTATAATACCCCGTTTCAATTCTCCTGAAGGAATTTCACCGAGTATTGATACCATCCTGCGAGCTAGTGGCGTAGTTGCCATTTCAAGTGAAAAGAACGCTACCGGATACCCTTCAACTGCTGCATTAACGCAAAAATTAAGTGCCGCTGCTGTTTTACCGATTGATGGCCGGGCAGCTAAAACAATCAACTCACCCCCTTGCCACCCATGAGTAAGAATGTCAATATCGCCTATGCCTGATGGGACCCCAGATAATACCCCTCCTTTGGACTGAACATCTAAAATTTGCCGATGCAATTCTTTTGCCGTTTCCTCAGCCGATTTTACGTCCGATGGTATTACCCTGCATGAAAGGTCGTTTAAGGCTGTTTCTGCTGCTCCTAGCACGTCAAAAATATCGTTCGCGGGTTCGTAAGCATTCGATAAAGTTTCAGCGGCAATTCTGATGGCTTCCCGGGCAAGGTATCTTTCGACAATTATCAGGCAATGATTTTCGATGTGAGCTGCGGTTACAACATTCATCGAAATTTCAGTCAGGTAGTACGGACCGCCAACCGTTTCAAGCTCTCCCAACTTTATAAGTTCCTCGGTAACGGTGAGCAAATCTACTTTCTGATTTCGGCTGTCAAGTGCTACAATCGCTCTAAAAATCGCTTGATGGGCCGTTGCGTAGAACATATCCGCAGTGCTGATAATCGCTAAAGCATCGGGTATTCTGTCGCTTTCAAGCATCAAAGCCCCTAACACAACCCTTTCCAAATCCAATGCCTGTGGAGGAATCTTACCGTACACAAGTGAGGGAACGTCCGTTTTCTGTTTCTTATCCTTCCAATTTTTGCGAGCTTCCATAGTCCAGGTTCTTGTACTTGTTTAAAACTTGTTGGCTTCTATCCTCACGGGCTTGTTGCTGGTCAGGCGTTGGCTGTCTGCGTAACCTATCCGCGTTTTTATTCAGCCAGTTGAAATAGTGCTTACGGTATTCTATTCCGTTGTCGGTTTTCTTCCCGGTAGAAT